AAATCTAACATGCGCAAAACAGCAGAAAGGTGAGCCAATGTGTTTTTTATATTCAATAAGGAAATGCTTCAGCCACTTTTTATCGGCAGTAAATATATCATCTACAAATAAAACATACTTCATGCCTCTTGTTTTTAGATCCGCAAGTTCGTGAATACATCCCTCGACTGAACGCCGGAATAGTTTATGCTGCCTTACGGCCCTCAATTGTTCATTCCCGCAAAAAGAGCAATTAAAAGGGCAGCCGAAGCTTGTCATAAATAACTGATATTTCCTATGCACCGGCGGAAGCTCTTTAAGGAATATTTCCCTGTCTGGCCATAACACATCAGGGTTAAACTTGCCGCCAAAGTATTCAACCCCGCAACCGGTAACAACCTCATCAATGAACCTATGCTTCTTGACTTCTTCCGGCACAAGCGTTGCATGAATGCCACCAAAGACTATTTTTGTTTTTGGCAGTTTCTTTTTAACCTGTTCAGCAAGCGACAAACCCCATTGATAAGTAGCAGTAACACAAGAAATACCAACAACATCAGGGTTAAATTTATAAATGTTACGCACCAAAACCTTACGAACATCGAATAGAGTTCCGAGAAGCTTATTCCGAGAATAGCCCCTATTGAACTGCAAAGGATCGAAAAAGAGTTTGATATCATCCCCTCGCTTTCTTAAATGCCTGATGATATAGGCAGCGCCCAGCGAAACATCCTCGGCACAACAAAATGCTATTTTCATTTAATATTCCTCAAAAAATACCTCTGCATTTTTGTTTGAAAAATTAAGCAAGGCATAGTTCCTTGCCTTTACTTTCATTGACAATAGTTGGCACTTGTCATTGTAAAGTTTTTCGATTGCCTTTTCAAAAGTATATGTTTCAGGGATGCCGCAAATCATGCCAAATGGCTCTACCAATCCGGGCAACGACCCTCTTGCTGATGCAACAACCGCAAGCCCGGCTGAACATCCCTCAATAACCACTCTTGCAACCCCTTCATTATAGAGAGAAGGAACAACAAGAACATCAGCCATTTGATAATAGCTTTGCAAATCTTCGTATGAAATATCTGTAACATAGTGAAACCTCAACCCTTTTAAATGCGATAATCTCTCCTGAACGAACTGGATTATGTGCATACCCTTTTTCCTTATCGGCCGACCTACGAATAAAACATCTAATTCGTTTTCTTTTTTATCTCTTGTCAATGGCGGGCTTAATTTAAACAAGTCAACCCAATGCATAAATTTTTTTACATCCTGCTTGCGAACGGAAAATCCCAATTTGTAAATATCTTGCTCGCCGATACTATCCTCAACATATACAATATCAGAATGTCCCATGATAAAGGATGCGCATGTGTATTTTAAAAAAGGCCATTTTTCAAAACCATATATCGCAAGCGTTGTTGAAAGCAGTTTTACCTTAAAGAGCTTTTTCAATACTGCGCCTGTGGCCGTTCCGATAATCCCAAGGCAATGCACAGTTTCATATTTAAACTTCCGGCGCAGCAATAGCGCTCTGAAAGTAAGCTCAACAAAAATCGTAAAGCATTGAAGCAAGCCGGGATTATCCCAATCCTCGAATTGCCTTTCCAGAGTAACAATCCTGACATCAATTTTTTTAATAGCTTCATTATGCAAATCCTTGCAGAAGGTTTCAGCACCACCTACAAACTTCGGGCTGAACGGAGTTAAGATTAAAATTTTTTTGCGCATAGGTAGATTATTCCTCTTGTAAATATCAACATAAATAAAAGCACAGCATAGTGCGGCTTGGCAATAAGCCGTTTCCACTTGCCCTTTTCGATGAAAATCCAGAAACACCGATACCAAAGTTTTGTAACCTTATCATTCGGCCATTTCTCTTTAAATCTTTGCATGCTCTTGGCGTAGTAGACCTTTTTCTTTAGGTATCGCCAAAGGTTCGCACCGTCATAGTGCCAAATGCAAGCAGCGGTTATCCCGCGCCGACCTTGAATGCGCCTATCCCAGTCGCTATCTTCCGGGCCTGACATTGTTTCATCAAAACGAGGACAATGTTTTGCCTCGACAAACCGAACAACATCAACTGGAGTGCAAATATAAAACTGCCTTTCCCAATCCCGAAGCCGGTTAAATAGGCCTGTTCCAAATGTCCTTTCAGGAATGTAAATAGATATGCATTTCTCTGCAAGTGCCATACATTGCTCTATAACTTTCGGCTCAACCATCTGATCGCTATCAAGTATCAAGTAATAATCCCCCTTTGCTCTATCCATGCCGATATTCCTTTGAGCCGACCTCTCTTTGCCCTCATCAACAACAATAATTTCTATGTTTTTATAAGTCGATTGTTTAATGCAGGCAACACAGTTTTCTATCTGTGCGTCTTTATGTGTCGGTATTATTATACTAACTAATGGTTTCATATTTTCCATCTATTCTTTGCAAATCCTGTTACCAAATAACATATCAAAACACCAATTATTAAAAATGGACATAACATCAATGATATAAGAATACTAAATCCCCTATTTTCTCTTTGATCATCATTTGGTTGTATCGCAGAATAATGTGCAAATAAAATCCCATAACAAACCCAAAAACAGATAACGCAAAGAATTGAATATGTTATCATCCCTTCACCACCTTTCCTAAATCATGAAAGTTTCCGAACCTGTCATAGACCTTTTGACCTATGCGAATATAATATTTCAAATCCTCAAAGCTCTTTATTCCCGCAATTTTTCGTGCGATAAACTCTGGATGGAACGCAGCATTGTAAATCCCTTTTTGAAGCGCAAACAATCTCTTTTCATAATAAGGAAGCTTCATTACCGGCTTTGACATATCGTAATCTGTCCAATCTTCTGTGGCAAGCTTGCCCTGCTCTTTACACTCCTGCCAAAGCGGCGTTCCGGGATATGGTATGCAGATTGTCGCCTGCGCGCTTGAGGCCCACCCTTTTTTGAGCAACCACCGCACCATATTGTAAGTCCTTTTTGCATCCTCGCAGCTTTCCCAATGGTATCCGAACATAACCGTCAAATGGCTTTCAAGCCCTGCGGCCCGCGCCAATATCAAGTCCTGCATTACCGCCTTTTTGTCATAGCCCTTATTCAGCTTGTCAAGCGTTCTCTGATTAGCGCTTTCAAATCCCCAGAGCAACATCCTGAAACCGGCCTGCTTGAGTAGTGCAAAATCTTTTTCACCTAAAGCGCCAAATCTCATATTACAGCTAAAGGCAACATGGTCGTTGTAACCCCTGTCGATAACCTCTTGGCAAAAAGTTCGCAGCCATTCCCCTGTCGGAAAAGTGCCGCTATCATCAAAGATTTCCTTGAAGCCCATGCAAATCAACCCTTCAATTTCCGTTAAGACATCCTGCACATCCCTGATATGATAATTTTTATGATAGGTGGCCCAAGAGCAAAACTTGCACTTGCGATACCAACAATCCATCGCTGACATGATATAAGTTCCGGGCAGGTATCTGAAGTTTCCATTCTTATAAGCATAAAGCCATGAGTTCGTAATCTGCCTGTTGATATGAGGTAATGGCGTTTTCTTATCCCATTCTGCGCCAGTTATAATCTTAAATACCTCATAATGCCAATCGCCGCCCTGAACAATAAAATCTGCATTGCATTCCTTTTTGCTTTCCTCTGGAAGCGCGGTTACATGCTGCCCGCATAAAATAACTTTGATATGCGGAAGGAATTGCTTTATGCCATTAATCACTTCCCAGTATCTTTTAATTAAAGGCGTAGGCGCTTCAAATATTAAATACTGCGGCATCATCTGAACTATGGCCCGACCAAACTCTACTTCATTTAATTCGGAAGCCACCGCATCAAGCCATAATACCTGCGCTTTGCCGGAGTTCGCAAGCATGGTAGCTGATAAGGCCGGCACAATAGGGTAGGCAAAGAATGGATCGGTAAACCATTGGAACTGCCTATTCTGCCCTATGGTTGCATAGCCCTTTGCATTTTTCATGGGTGGAACTACATAGATAACTTTTTGCATTATTTAATCACTCCTGCTTTAGAGATTGCTTTGGCTAAATGGCTTTCAAGTAATTTAACATTACTTGGTCTTTTGGGAGTCATAATACAATCATCTTGGTAATCAGCTATAATATCGACCATCTTCTCCTCATCTATTTCAAATATCTCATTCCTTGCGTTGTAGATAGCTTGGGCTAATTGATTAGTTGTTTCTATGTCATCAATAGATGATTTACCTAAACCTGCTTCGTATAATAATTCTCTTATCTTTTCCACAGTCTTATTCATCTTTAGGCTCCTTTCATATCCCCTCATATACGGTGGTTTCATCCCTCATCTGTCCTCTTTTCCCCAAAAATATTAAAAAGTCCTTAACTAATCTTTTTTTATCATTAGTCAAATCTTTATAGGCCTCGGCAATCATAGTAGTTTCGTGGCGTTTTTTAAAAACTTTATTTCTAAATAAAACCAAATCTAAAGCTATCCATAAATCAGTAGGCATTTTATCAAATTCCCAATTCTCTTTTATTATTCTTATGGCCTCTTGATATTGCATTTCTCCTCCTCCTTAGCTGGCTGAATTATAAGGGGGGTGACAATTTATCCCCACCCTTTGCTATATTATTGAGTCTTTTAACCGCTATATCGCAGTATTCTTGGCTTATCTCAATTCCAATAAAATTACGATTTAATACTTTCGCCATTTTTAAAGTTGTGCCACTACCACACATTGGGTCTAAAACTAAATCTCCTTTATTGCTCCAAGATAATATATGGTCTTGGGCGAGTTTTTCGGGAAAAGTGGCGGGATGATTTGTTTTCTCATTTCCAGCACCAACGACATATTCAAAAATATTCCCTTTTATTTTTTCATTTTTATAAACCAATTTCTCATCTCTATTATGTCTTATACTGTGGTTATCATAATTACAAGGTCTTTTGGGGTTATGAGTTTTCCCCGCCAATTTCGTTGGCATCTTTATCGGATTAAAAGTTTTTGGCTTGTCTTTTGATAAAATAAACATATACTCAAACTCTTGCTCATATCTATTGTGCGTCAAAGGAATATAATTTACCTTTCTATATATCATCGTATCATGCAAATTAAATCCTATCTCCTTAAAATAAAGTGCTTGTTTAAAAGATGTTCCCGTTTCGCTTCCGTTAATTGTCGCATCACCTACTACCCAAACCACCACTCCGCCTTTCTTCATCACTCGGTATAATTCTCTGGTTATCGGCTCAAAGTTGAAAGTATATCCTTTGTAATCTCGTAAATTGTCATATGGCGGGGAAGTAACTACTAAGTCCACGTAATCACTTGGTAGTGTTTTAAGCACCTGTTCGCAATCACCTTGTATTACTTTATTAAGCATCATCTATCCTCTTTAGTGCTTGTTGTCTACGCTTGTTTGAGCCCTTCATAATAAAAGATGATACTCTGTTCCGACATAACAAGGCGTGGTCTTTATCATCTTCTGTTCCACAATTTTTACATTTTTCTTTTTCACCCATCAACTCTTTGAAGTAAGCTTTGATGTCGGCTTCTGCTTTATTTCTTAAATTCTTATAAATAGGATTATCCTCTTTCGCCATTAGAAACATTCCAAAGCTGTTATCTATAATATCCTTCAAGCTCATTTCTTTAGCTCCTTTATTTCTGCCTTAAGACGAGCTATTATTGGTAAATATATCTTATCTACCCTATCATCTAAAATAACTGCCAACCTTTTAAATGGCTCTACTTGCTCAAAAGGTATCAGTTCATTTACAGATAATCTCGTTACTTCTGATATACAAACATCTTGAGGCATCTCCTCTTTCGCCTCTATCAAAATATCTAATGCTTTGAGGGCTATTTTGAGGGCTTGACTTCTCTCTGCTTCTACTCCACAAGGCTGACAATTTCTTCTACTGGATTGATATAAATTCTCATAATGTTTTTGTATTTTTTCTATTATCTCTCTCGTTTCCTCATAATTCATTTGGGTTGCTCCTTAGTTCTATATCACTTTCTACTTCATTACCCCACACATCCCAACCCTCTGTTTTTTCTCTTGCAAAGAGTTCTATCCGAGGTAAATCGCCTAAGAGTTCTATAATTTTACTTTTCACAATATCAGGCTTTTGAGAGTGTCCTCTAATAGGAGAAAAAACTAATTGGAAAACACTCTTTGATATTCTTTTTGGTTTCCCTTTGGCTGCGATTAAGCAAGGTTCAGTATTCCCCCTTGTCCAACGACCAAGACCATAAAAAGGTTTTAAGTTTTTCTTGTTCAATTTAACCCATTGGAAAGCGATGCTTTTATATTTAAATCCCCAATGTTTAATAACCTCTAATGCTTCAGGGTATAGTGGATATGTCGCCCACAAAAACAAAACACAATCATTGTCAGATATTGCATCTATTGACAAAGAACTAATATCTTTCAAGCTCATTGTCTTGTAGTGAGCAGCGCAAGCACCATTACAGTTTTTGTCTCGGTATCTCCATGGTGGATCTGCATAAATAATCTGATATTTCTTCATTTCATCCCCATAACAGCTATGCTTATACCAATAGCTGATAACCAATACAAAGCCTTGAAATAGTTTCTCTCTACAAGACAAGCTATCATAACTACAAAATAGTTAAGCATTAGCCATTTAATTAAATTATTACTCATCCCTCACTTCATTTGGGTTGCTCCTTATTATCTAAAAATTCTTCTTTATAGCTTTCCCATTTAGAAACAATTATTGAAACTATATCCCGAAAAGAATCTAATAACTCTTCATCTCGTGCTATCTCATGAAAAATCTCATGAATAAATCTTTCCATTTTATTTGGATTATTAGGCAATGTCATAGACCAGCATCCCAATTGTGCTTATGGCTGCAATGGGAAGGAATTGGTGGCAATACCATAATCTTCCTACCTTTCGGTTGCTGGACTATTTTCTTCGCCTAAAATCTCAAGCTCACAACCAATGTGTCTTAGTAAATCCAATACTATGCGTATCGTTTCCCGCATAGATGTTCCACTTGGAAGTTCCTTTTTCGCATCATAAGTTAAACTTAAAGTTATTTTACTCATCTCATCCTCCTGTTTTGAGAAACCTAAACAAGATAAACATAACCCCTGACTTCCCGTGCACATACAAATACTTTTCATTCATCCCTCACGCTTTCTGGTGGTTAAGTGAATATCTTCGGGGTCGCAATCTCTACACATATCACAATCATGTGGGCATTTATAATCTCTGACTAAATGGCAATCACATTCTAAGCATTTCATCTCAACCTCGGTTTTGGGTTAGTCAAATTTCATACGATTATTTACAATATCTAATACATCTTTGTCGGTAAGCTCGTATTCATCTCTAACTTTTCTTGCTTCTAAAAGCCATAACCTTCCATTCTTTTTAAATTCTTCTGTCCATCCTAATCTCTTGCGAATTGTTTTTATATCTTGTATCGTGAGGGAGTCCATTTTTGTAATCATCACTCCTCCTACATTTTAAGGGCGAGGCAGGATTCGAACCTGCGATTCACAGCTATCCTATACTTTCAGGTCATGACTCCCTATCATTTAAGAAACACTGCTAGCGATAAACCTTGTAAATGGGCTTCAATATATACCCAAACAGCTAGCTAACTGCCGTAAACTACGCCACTCGCCCGTTTATTCATTAAAACTCCTTCAATCTGCATAATCCAAATAAACACCAACAGCGCTTGCACATAGCATAATTCATTTTTATATGGAATGCGAACGGCGTAGGCCGTAGCCGCCTTTTCATATCACAATAATTGCATTTACCTTTATGATATTTAGATTTCTTCTTTTCCATACACCCCTCTCTTTTTATTATACCAAACTTTCAATGTATCAATAAATGTTTGCGTTATAGTTTTTACACTAACGCTGCCCGGCCCTGATTGTTTGTAAATGTTCACCGGCGCATCCGCGATCCGAAACATCCGTTCCTTGCAGGCCACTATCAATTCCAGATCAAGCGCAAAACCTTTTATCTTTAAGCAATCAATCACTTCATTTAAAACTCGTTTCCTGAATAACTTCAACCCGCATTGAGTATCCCGAAGCTCAATCCCGAATAGCTTGCGACACATGAAATTATAGCCATCGCTTATGAAGCGCCTATGCAAAGGATATGTCAGGTTGCTATATGGGTGTCGCTTGCTTCCAACCACCCCATCAGCATTATATAATTCCATTATCCTTAAGAAAACTTGTAATTCATGCAGCGCTACTTGCAAGTCGGCATCCATTATGGCCACATATTCGTATATTGTTTTTCTGATACCCTTCAAAATGGCGCTGCCTTTTCCTCTGTTTGGATAGTGAGTTAATACCATATCTGCAACTTTCCTTGCCTTGTGGAATGTTCCATCTGTCGATCCATCATTAACAACTATAATCTCATTCCTGATTTCCATCGCCTTAAGCTGCTCTTTTATCCGCAACACATTGTCCTTAATGGTATTACATTCATTGTAAGCGGGTATTACAACGCTTAAATCCATTATTTTACATCCCCTATGCCTGCAAGTAGGCCCTTCAGCTTCTCAGATACCCCAATTTGAGCCAAATCCTGTGCCTGTTGAATGTTTTTATCCCGGTTGAAGTCCTTGTATGCCTGATCGCAGGACTTGACAAAATAGCCCCATTTGTTGCTGATTTCGCCTTTTGAATTGCTGTGCAGGTAGGTTTCGCATACCTTTACAATCACTTCTTCCGGTAAATAGGCCTTTAGCTTCTTTTTAAGCTTGTTGTTAAACTTGTATATGGCGAAGCCAGTCTTTTCAACTTGCTTCATTAAAGCAGCGGTTTTTTCGCTAATATTTACTTTACTTTCCTTTACTTTACTTTCCTTTACTTGTGGGAGAGTAACTCTCGACCTACCCTGGAGTAACTCTGGAGTTACTCTTGATATAAGCGGTTTTCCTTCCTTCTCTGGATACAATCTCGGCTGCTTTTCTGTAAAATCAGGCACATAAAGGAATATATCGCCATCATGATTAAAGCGTTGTATCAATTTGTTTTCTTCCAAATCTTGCAAATATCCTTCAATAGTATCATCGCCCTTGTTTAGCCGGGTAACCACTTTTCCGTTAACTACCTTTGGATCGCCGGAGAAACAACCGTTAATATCTAAATGAGGAATTAGCCAAGTATAGAGCAATCTTGCGCCGTCAGTTTTAAGCATAGCAAGCTTCTTGCTTTCCGATATGGACTTCAATATTATTCTACCCTGTGGCACAATTATCCGTCCTTTCAAAATAGCTGTCAGCATCAATAATCCTTTTCTTCTCATCAAGCCACACAAGGCCCTTGAGCCATATATCTTTATCCTTGCTGATGTCGTCTTTTATTTTAAGCCACCTTAAAGAGTTCCCACAAGACGAGTATATAAATGTCATGGCACTTTTACCTGTGTCCATTTTGAAAAATGCCATGCGATAATGCCCGCCGTTGTGGGATTTCTTCAGATCGGTCATTTTAATAATCTTGCCTATCAAAACGGAACTCCATCGTCATCTTCAAGCCCATTCTTAACTCCCGACACTTCAAGTAAAATGCAATCTTGTTTCTTGCCAGCCACTAAAACTTTTTCCTTTGTGATAGTAGCAGATTTGCCAATCCACTTGGAAGTATCGTTGCCATAGGCCGCTATTAAAACTTCCCTGTTGGTCTTGTTAATACGCATTGATTTTTCTTCGCCGTTAATCTCGACTTTAATTACAAAGTCAACTCTCGGCGTTCCATCAGGGTAAGTATATTTAGTGTTCTCTATCCACTCCCCCTCTGTCTTAAAGATTATCGTATCTCCGTTTTTTACCTCTGCCGTTTTTACAAAATTGCCGCTTCCCAGCATAACCATTTTTAACTCCTTTCTTCTAAATGCCTGAATATGCTTTGATATCCGTTAAGCTCTGCCTGCATGGCCGCCATGCCAACTATAACATTCTTATATTGAGCTTCAGCCAACTCCATAGACAACTTTTCCTTATAGCAAATCCCCTTTGCTATTTTTTCCAAAACGCTTCCCAGAGGATTGACAATCTTCTCGCCGTCCAACTCAAATTCCACGCCATTCTTCAGCTTAATTAAAGTAAGCGCTATCTGCTTTTCATAATTAGCAATCGCTTCGGCTTTTTCTTCGGCTCGTTCCTTCAAAAGTTCTCTGCCCAACTCTAATGTCTTAATCTTTTCCTGTATGTTCTGCGCTATATTAACAATATCCATTATATGTTATACCTCTTCTTAAATTCTTTCTGCTTGGCTTTGAATATTTTATAATAGCCATCCAAAGTTTCGGCATTATAAATTGTCGGCTTGCTAAACCCCTGCTCTGTCTTATCGTTAATAGGGATTATTACACCTTGCTTGATGCCAAATTTCCTGCAATATGCCGCAAGCTGTATTCCATTCTTAACTTTGTCCGCTGTCCGCTTAACATCAAAAATCGTTTCTATCTTTTCAGCACCTTTAAAATCAGGAACTCCAAAAAAGTCTGGTTCTCCGCAATACCCTTCCTCATCAAAGAAAAACCTCTCGCCCACTTTCATGTCTGTGATAGGATGCTTCTCGATGAAGTTCGGAAAACTGCCGGCATCCTTATTTAACCTTAAACTGCTCTTTGCCAAAATTACAAGGTCAGTCCAACAATCCTGCAAATCTTTGGCAAGCTTCCATTCTCCTGTTCTAATATAGTGCTTAACTTTAGCGTCTATAATGTTCCCTTGAGCCGCGTATTGAGTTAAATCTTCCGGCGAAACAAAGAAGTCCGCATCATAATTTATTATAGAAGTAACACTTGGAAGTATGTTGCCTTTTGGAGAAACTACAAAACGCAAATCTTTTCGTTCACGCTGTATCCTCTCTATGATGGCCCTCTGCTCTGCTTCCTTTAACATGGTAAACCCGCTTGCATGCAATTGCTGTATCCTATCCTGTATCTGATCATCTGATAAATTGCAATTTTCAATAGTTTCTTCCCATGTAAAGCTCGGCCTTAAATTCTGGTAGCTGCCTGTTGCTATTACGCCGGATATACTGCCACCTAATCTAACTGTTCGCTTAACCTGACTTAACAATGCGGCATCCTCTTTATCCTTGCAAGGTTGGCAAATTATAGCCCATTTCAACCCTGCAGCACCGGTTGACCCTTCTGTTTTCTTACCGCATAATCTACATTTTTCCATCTTCTCCTCCTGTTTATATGTTGTGCCGGGATACCTATCGGCCGGAAGTGCCGTTCGGATATTGGTTATTCCCCGAAATCCCGGCCATTTAATGTTCGCATTATTCGCACGTCAATCTTCTCTATTTCTTTAAAAACACACTCCGGAAAATCTTCGCAACTTCCTTTATAGGTCTGCATAAAAACTCCGTTAATCCTTTTCGCTTCAATCCTATATCCGCAATGATTTGCCATATCCCAATGGCCGCTCATGTCGCAAAGCTTCTTTAGGTATTGGCAATTCTCTTTTATTCCAAACCAATTAGTCATTTTGCACCTTCCTGTTTGTAGGGTTTGACTTCCACTTTAATTAAACCAACCTTGAGGTCGGCAATTTTGGCAAAGGCAGCTTTGCTTAAGTCTATCACTCTCCCTTCCGCTGCAAGTTTTTTGTTAGGGCCAAAATCATTGTGTTTTACGATTATTGATTTGTTATTGGCAAGATTTGTTACCTTGTAATATTTCCCAAAGTCCCTTGATCGCATAGCACAAGTCAAACCATTGTCGTTGAAGCGTTCGCCGGAAGCAGTCCAAACACCAGAAGTTCCTTCTCTTTGACAGGATTTTGTAGAATACCAAGAGGCAGTTCCAATCGTTTCTGCATTGATATATAGAGGAAAGAATAATAATAAAGCGAGCCACAGGAATAGCTTTACAGCTACCCGGACGAGCATCCTTCCCGGAAAGGAACTGTGGCCCAAACAAAAAAACCCAATCCTTCGCAGATTGAGTTTATTAACTTTTTCTATCCGGGTTTTGTTTTGCTCGTCCATTTTGTTTTCTCCAATTAAACCATTTTCTTTGATTTTAAATAATTAAAAACTGCCCTTTCAATATGCCATACAAGAAGCCTTCCGTCAAGTCTTTTTAGCTCTCTTAACTTATCAAGCATTTTCTTGTCAATCTTTATGGCTTCTTTTTTCATGGTGATTAAATTATACCATAGTGGTTTATGGTTGTCAATAGTATTTTTTCAACTTTTTTTAAAATGCTCTCTTTTTATGGTAGGGTTAATTCTTGCCCCTCGACAAACAGAACATGGCGTCCAGAAACGCCCATGCCTGTATTTTTTTCCCTGCCCACAATGAGGGCAAGTCTTAACCATCCCTTCCGGCTGAAACTTGCCACTCCTTTTTCTAAATCCCTCTTTTACAAAATTCAAATCCGAAGTTTCCATTTACCAATTAAAGCTGCACTTGAAACCTTTATATTTTACACCGGACGGAGTTTCAAACTCCCCGAACTTTATATGTTTTAAAAATTTTAGTTTCTTGTAATGCCTTAAAGCGAATAAGGCAGCTTTCCCTTTTAATGTTATTCGCCCACCGACAAGAAAAAACCTTTTATCTTGTTAAATATATCCTCGAAACTATCAAAGATTTTTACTATTACCGCAACAATCTTGTCATCTTTATCCCCCGGTATAATAATCGCACATACGCGGGTAATGACAACCAACAATTCTCTGATAACCGGAATTGCCGTTTGCACAAGCCCTATAATACCGGCGATATTCTTCGGTATCAGTTTCCTCAACAAGTCCTTCATTTTTTTACCCCCTGTTTTTGCCGTTTAATAAAATCTTCTTTATATCGGCCTTAACTTCTAACAATGTAGCATCTTGTCTTTTAATAGCTTTTAATATCTGGTCTGTTTTTACATGGCAAATTTCCTTCATAACATATTTTTTATCAGTTGCTTCTTTGTTCTCATCAAAGCGGGTATATATCCTTGTGCGCTTTTCGTGTGCATCTTCAGCCACATTTTTTATTTCAGACTTGATGTTATTCATTATCCTGTAAAACAAACCTATTGCCGCAATTAAAACTGTTAATGTCGCTATCCCGAGCTGGCTACTCATTTTTTCCTCATCTTTTTAAACTTCACGCAGTCAGGAAGCTTTTCAACCATTCTGCGCTTTAAACACACCTTGTCTTTTGATATCTTCAGCTTCGCCCAATCCGGAGTTACTATTTCTTCCAAAACCTCTCCCGGCTTATCGCCAAACTCGTCAATCTCAATAATTTCTCTTGGCTTATATGTCGGCCCACTTGCCATATGCGGAGTAAAGTCTTCGTTGATAACCTGCAACAAGCTGCGCTGCCGGGTAACTCTTTTATTAGCTGCCTCAAGGAAATCATTATCCGCCAAAACAACTTCATGCTTGGCCGCATCATAATCCAAAAACGGATGAGGGACATCGTTCTCATCGCCGGGCGTTCCATAGCAGGGATGGTCTGGCGCTTGGTAACTTGCAACTACTTTCTTGGCAAACTTATCCCACAATAAGAATACCCAATACTCTTTTCCTGAAGAAGTGATGTATCTTTGTTTAGCATAAGCAGTAGTTCCGGATAAATGTATTTGAGTAGTATAAATTGAATTTGAAGCTGTGCTTGTAATAACTGCATCATAATTACCTGCCGTAACTTTTGTCTGCGGATAGAAGCCATATTCCCCGCCACCCATAGCACTATTTCCGCTTCCTGATTGCGATACCTCGCTTGTCGTTGATTTGAGCTTTGCCTGTGAAATCGCAGCAGCAGCAATTTTTGCTTCTGTAACCGCCGTATTGATTAGTTCTTCTGTCCCGATTGAGCCTGTGCCGGCGGCCACGCTGTCCCAAGTTGCGCCATTGTATACCTTAAAATCGTTTGCATCGGTATTGTAAAATATCTGCCCTACAATGCCGCTTCCCGGATCACCCGTGCTATTAACAACAACACCCTGTGTATTAAAACAAACACCGATAAATGTTTTCAAATCAGTATAAGAGCCGGCAACATCTGTGCCAAGTTCAGTTTCAATGGCAGTAACCTCGCCTTGTAAAACATTTATATCATCAGCATCGTTCTTATCTACCTTATTAACCTTTGTCGTAAAACTAACTAAACTTCCCGGATATGTAGCCATTGTAAACTCCTTATGCTCTTGCTTCTCTTAAAGTATCAAGCTTATATTCTATCTGCTCAATGTTCTCTGCAAGAGAAGGCCTTGCTTGCCCTAAATCGACTGTTTTAATTAAAGACTTGTTTTTACCTATCTTGTATTGGATTTTATTTATTTGATATTCAACATCGCCGCCATATAATACTTCACCATAATAATTTTCATTATACCGAGTTCCCGGAGTTCTAAAAACAAACTCGCCAAGCGGAACTGTATCTTCAAATCTATCGTATTCATTTACAATAACTATCTTTGCCCGCCGGGATAGCTCTCCCTTTTCCGCAAGTATCGCAGCGCCATATTGACTTCCCACATCGCTTGAAACAATAGAGGCATTAGAAACCACCTGCTCTCGCAGGCCGTATTTGGTTTGGCTGTCAGTATCGTTAATGGTAAGTTCATATTTAGTGCCGCCCACTTCCCCGCCTTCAATATAAAGCCGGTTTATAATTTCCCTAAAGCTATCAATTGTTGAAAAGTTTTTAATTTTATAGCCCGATTGATAGTAATAGTTTATCGTTGTGCTTCTTGCCTTAAAGAAGAATTTTCTATCAGCACCCACTCCCCATTCTCTTGTCCCGGCAATTTCAGCAAGCGTCCTAAGGGCGTTCATGGCCGAAGTCTTAAAGCTAATCGTGTCAACTGTAAATGTTGTTGCCGTAATGTCTGTTGCGCTATACGTAATATCAGTATTCGGCGTAACATAAGTGTCTAATATGTCCTTAACAATAACGCTTACTTCCTGCGAAGCATAAGTGCCGTTTACAACCACCCTTGAAAGCTGTGCCGAATAACCAAACCCCTTGACTTCTATCTTCTCAGGATCGCCGAGAATAGGCGTCCTATCCTCTATGAAACCGCTATACCATAAAGAGTAAGTTCCGGCATTGGCCCTTCTGTGTATTCTAATGTCATAATCGCCGCCCAAATCGCCCTGATCGTCAAATTCCCTTGGCAAGCTAAAACTAAATGCGCCGCACCCGCCTATCCTGTCATACTGCCATTGAATATCTGTCGCTTCGTTTTCCACAAAGGAAAGCCGATTAAATCCTGTGTTCAATATTTCAATCCTGTAATCAAACCCAGTAACGGCCGCAGTAACATTGATAGTCGGCGATTGAACTTCTGTCGTTGCTTCTGCCGTTCCCGGAGTTACCACAATATTCGCAACAACTTCAATCGTAGGCGCTTGTATTTCTACGTCAACATTTATTACGGATGGCTGCACAGTAGCGCCAAGCTTAATAGTCGCACTTTGTGCCGCTACCTCTACAATCAAAGCATCCGGCGTTACTGTTACATTGGTTGCACCGGCATATTCTTCTGTAGGAACTGTGATTGTATCCGTTTCGCCGGAGTTTGGCGCTGCGGCAAAATAATTATCATGCTGCACCCTAACTTCATCAAAATGTCCTGCAAAATAACCACCGCCACCGCTTAAATTATGCCTTCCAATTTCTAGTGATGCAGTAAAGGCATAGCTATTTGGGTTGGTATTAAACGAAACTTGGTTACCGTCAAGATAATGAGCATAAGCTGTTCCTGTTTTGATTAAAGCAACATGATGCCATGCTGTATCCGCAATAGCATCGCCAACTATCTCTAGCACAGTTGATCCGCCGCTTAAAATAAGAAACCTTAACCCCTCATCAAAAGCATGGTATAAATGCCAACGATTGCTACTATCCTCTACATGTGTTATATATTGCTCTGTGCCTGAAGGGTTAGCAATATGCCTTACCTGCAAATCAACTGTAAAATCTGTCAATGAGCAAATATCCCAATCAGCGCTATCGGCACTTGAAAGATAATCGCTATTACCATCTAAAAGGACTGCGCCTGTTCCCCACTTCTTATATGCCGTATCAACCTGCGCCGTAGCATTAGCCGTTACAGTATGATTTTGGTCGGAAGCGTCTGGGAACGAAGTCGAGCCGTCAGCGCCGTTACAATGAAGGCATAATTTAGTATTACTATCAATTCCCGGCATTTGCTTTAATCCTTACGCATGGTTTTGGCGGATCTTCGTCATGGTAACATTCCCAAAGCTCAACCTTTTGGGGGATATTCAAAGTTTCGCCTTTGGGATTGTCAATTGGCACTTCAAACTGATGCTTAAACTTCTGTGCTGCTATAAATAGTTTCTTCGCCGCCTGTTTGTCAGAAAAGCTTACATCTATTACAACTCTATATTTCATTATCGCCTCTTATGTTATATTCAAGATACCTTCTGCGTTCCATTGAATAGTAAATTTTCCGGTAACGCTTGACTTGTCTTCTGTAAAATCAATAAAACAAACCATCGGATCGCTATCAGCGCCAAGTCCACTTGAGCCATAAATAATAGCGCCGGCTGCTGTAATAGTGCTTGTTCCCCAGATACAATCATCAGCGTCAAAAACGCCTTCGTTGTCTGTATCATCCTGCGTAACGGCCGGGTTGGACAATGCAGCGCCACCGGCAACATAGGCTGTTCCGCTTATCTCGTAAGTGCCGTCTATCTGCCCCCAATATTTATGATTGTCAACATCCACCGCCGCCGCATAAGAGTTATTAACCAAAGCACAATAAATCGGAAAGCTCGCAAGATTATAACTGCCCTGCATAACCGCTGTTTTGAAATAGTTAAATACTGCATTTGCCATTACCTAATCCCCCTTTTTAATACCACCTATCAAACCATTCAACTTTTAAAGAGCATTTTCCGCCCTCATATTCTAAATTACTTGTTCCCGCTAAAAGCTTAAAGAAATCGCCGGAGAAATCGCCAACTGCGTCAACCGCATTATTCGTTACAACATAAGTATCGGTATTGATAACCAAATCATTCCCGCTTGAAACAGTAGCGCCAAAGCCAAACCTTTCATTCGCAGTTATATTCTGCAAACTTAAACTCGTTAAATCCTCATGGGCCGTAATAGTAATAGTCGGCTTCACATAAGCGCTTCCGCCTGTATTTACATCATAGTTATAGGTTGCTGTTGTTATGGCATTGGTATTAGTAGTAGCCGTATCTGCAACCCAAAAAGGATTTTCCGCAACAAAGGAAGCCGTAAAGCGCATATAACACATAGCATTGGCGTAGTCATAAGTAAATGACCTTTTCTGCGCCGTAGCATATCTGTCATCCCAAATACGCAAGGCCTGACTGCCTGCTTCCAGTATTTTAAATAAATCAGATTGCTTATTGCGCAAATCAGAAGCCGTATCTGCCGTTAGAGTTCCCCTGAAAGTAACAAGCATAGGGTTGATTTCAGCTTCTTCAATATCCGCGCCGTCTTTAGTCGGAATAAGCTGCGTTTCAATCCGGTTGTCGCTTTTAATATCGAAGTCATATATCAAAGCCCCTGTGCCGCTGAAACTATAACTCCCAAATTTAAATCCTAAAGTAGCCATTATCCTATAGTCCTTGCTCGGTTAAGTTCTCGTTCAACTCTTGCTCCAAGCTCCTCTGCCAATAAAGATATATCAATGCCGCTTGCTATATTGGCGTTCATGTTAATTGTAATATTATTTGATGCAACTGTATTCGCTTTATTTAAGGGAATAACAGCTTCCGGCCCTCTTTCCCCTACCATTGCAAGCGTTGGTCTTGTAACAATACCACCCTCTGCAAGCATGGCCAAGCTTTTTGATAAAGCGGTAACGGAAGTAAGCGCACCTGCTGCCGGCGCTGCGTTTGCACCAAAGCTAGCCAATGAAGCCAAAGCCGCAGCCGGCGCATAAGCTTGAGCCATTGCTGCGCCTGTAACGGTAGCCGCCGCTGTCGCTGCACCTTGAAATACCTTTGACATAGCCATATTGATTGCTTTTTGCGCAAGGAAATCAACAAGCGTTTGCACCATTTGCCAACCCAGATCCTTAAAAGCTTCTTTAATATCCGCTGTTCCCTTTAACATATCAACAAATGTTTTTGATATTCCGGAAGCGAACTGGTCTTTCATCTTACCTACCGCAACCCACATACTTTGGTTTGCCCTTTGTTGTGTTTGCATGGCCAGCTTAACAGCTTCAGTTTCCCGTTGTATCGAAGCTAAACCATGAGCCAATCTTTCATCTTGATATGAACGCCAATTTGAGCGCAAGGTTTCTAATGTAGTAAGCTCTTTGTCAAGTTTGTCTGCAATAACAACTTCTGTGCTTGCGGTAGCAATTTCTTTTTCTTCTTCAAATCTATCTTTTATTTCTGCCTTCATGCCGTCAAGCATTTCTTTGAACTTCTCAAAGCGTTCGGCAAATACAGCGGAATAATCTTCGTTTGCTTGTTGTTCCCTCTGAACAATTTCCGCAGAAGTAACTTCAATTTCTTTTTGCAAGAGCTTTACATTCTCTATCCGCTTTTTGACTTCCGCATCCGAGCCAAGCAGCCACTCAACTCCTACTGCGAACTGCTGCTGCTTTTCCGAAAATAACAATAATAAAAGATATGCCTTTTGTATCGTGTCGCTAAAACTTCCCCAAACATCAATTGCATGCCCTGTGCCGACAACTAAAACTCCAACAAGGTTGCGGGCCTGTTCGTAAGCCCCTTCAAGCGCATTGCCTATACTGTCAACTACTTCTTTATACTTGCCGCCATCTTCTTTGCTTTTATTGATAAGCTCAAGGACTGCGCCCATATCAATCTTAACTTTGTCAAATACGGCAGCGCCTATATCCCGCCGGAAGATAAACCAAGCGTCTTGCATCATGGAAACCATGCCTGTAAAGGTCTTGGCAAGCTCTTTAGAAGCGCCAACATACTTGCCTGTGCCATCTTCCCATTGCTTGGTAATAACTTCCATTGTTTCCTGCGCAGTTTTGGAAACTCCGGCCTTGAAGCCCAAAGCAGCAAGAACGCCCCTTTCCCTGAACATATCAGCAGCAGCAGCACCGGCAGAATACATCCTTATCATCTGACTTGTAACTTCCCGGACGGCAATTCCTGTTCCTGCGGATATATCAATAATAATAGGCATCAACTTGTTTATCTCGGAAGTTCCGCCTTTAACAACGGCCGCAAGATCGGTTGCCGCAGTCATTATTTCGTCATAAGTCTTTGGCACTTTTCCGGCAAGCTCGGTCATATCCTCAAAAACCTTATTGCCTTCTTGAACGCTGCCAAGCAACACCTTTAACCTAACACCTAAATCCTCGACTTTGCTTTGAACAGAAATAATATCTTTAGAAAACTTATGCATGGCAAAGCCAGCACCTAAAATCAAAGCTGTATTGCGCAACCAATGCTTCTGCCAATCAGCAGCAAAGCCCTTGACAACTCCGCCAAGCCCTTTGTAGGCCTTCTTCATTTGCATTGTTGCTTTGTCATTCAGCATCAATAAGACTTCAAGCTTTGGTTTTCCTGCCATGTTTTTTCCTTTGTCTTTGCTTCGCTTTTTCTTGTTGCATAGTATTAAATTCGTTGCTTATTACCATCATCGCGCTTAAATATTTATCGCTTTCATTTAGCCATCCCGAGCCGTTTGGCAATATGTCTTTTTGATATAAACCAAACGCCCGAATATACTGCCAACTCAACTCATCAATTAACTTTAAAGGGCATCGGAAAAATTGCTTATCCTCGATATAAAAGGGTATCAACCCATTGCATTCGCAACCTCTTTCGCGCTTGAGCTTGGCATCGCACTCTTGGCAGTTAAGGCCAAAATCTAAAACCCTAACCGCCAATGTTAGTTTTTTGCTTCATCATCCGATAGTTTATTGACATGCAATAATTCTGTTCCAAGCTCCACGATAGCGTTGAGAGGTATTCTGTCCATTATGTCGGGAAGCACTCCATTTTCGTCAGCTTCAAACTCAACATCAAAATTCTTCCACCCTTTAAGGCCTAACCTTACAAGCTTAAACATCTGCTCTTGCATGTTCTTGGCGTCAGCACCTATCGAAGCAAGTTCGCTGCTCTTTAAGCATCCAAGCTTCCATACTGTCGGATTATCCTTGTCCAAATTTAAAACATAATCAACAGTAGCGTTAAGATTGATACCCGATATCATACACCCCCCTTGTTATTAAGTGAATGTTATAGTGATTTCATCATCTTGGCTATTCGTATCGCTTGAAATCAACGCAGCCGAACATTCAAAAGTCCTTATGCCGTCAGCATCGCCATATTTATTAGTTTCGTATTGGAAATAGCCGTCAAACATTATCTCCTTGCCATGCGTTCCGCTGCCCGCCACAATAGCAAAGGTTGCGATAACATCGCCCGACCAATCTCCCCAAAACGGATTTGAGCTTTCAACTACCGCATCAGCGTCAAACTCCATTACAGGCTTCCTGCCGGATATCCTGAAACTATCAACTCCGAAGGTAGCATTTAAGTCATCGCGCCTTACGACATTGTTGGCAAGGTCTATCTGACATCTTGAACATACAGGGCTAAACCCGCCTATCTGGAAATTCGAGTTATATATAATTGGCGGGTTAATATTGCTTGCCGCACTAATATCCGGTATCGTTGCCTCAATAACCGCATTGTAAAGGCCCTGAAATTCCCATTCGCAAATGCCATACTTCCCGGCTTCCATGATAAAGCGGCCTGTTCCCCTTGCGCCTGTAATCTTATGCTTGTTGCCGTCAACATGTATATAAAGAGAAATTGTCTTTAAGTCGCTTTCCGCGCTTTTTACACTATATACAATCGGCGCTGTTCCGGTGTAAGAAGCTGTCCCAAAACCGCAGCCAATAAGCAAATCGTGCATTTCGGGGTTATTCTGCCCCGCTGTTCCTGACGCAACGCCACCCGACTTAATTTCTGTCTTAAAAGCGCATGAGATTTCCTTCATACCTACAACATGCGCTATCGGAGAAAGCGTATCCCTTAAAATATCCCTTGTTAAAACCTCGCCTTTGACATCCAAGTCAACATCCCAAGCAAGCATTGGCGTAAACCCGCTTGCCGGATCTGTCCCCGCAGTAGTTTCCGTTGCAACCTCAACAACTGTTCTTCTGGTTAACATTCTCTATTCCCCCTTTTTTATACTCCATCTGTTTGCCTATACAAAATCCGCATAGGTATTCTTAAAGCTCTTGCCATAAATCTCTTTATCTCAAAATCCTGAAACTCTGTCGGCTCAAATCTTACATCAATTACATTGTCCGCTAAGGTATAAGAGCTTTGCAAGCACGCCCGGATATCATTTTCAATATCCAAAACTCCCTGATACCCTGCGCCGCCGACAATAGCATAATCAGGATTGTCTGACGATTTGGTAATCGCCGTAACATCTACATCGAGCCATATCTTTTTTATCTGATTGGCATCAAGTTCTATTTCATTATTACCTGTAACCTCGCACATAATACAAGGCATGCTGTCCGGCTCTATGTTATACCTGTTGCCCTTGTAAACATATTTTACATAACCGCTTAAAGTGCCGTTGCCCTGCAATGTCGTTACCAATTGATTAAATACTGTTGCTGCAACCATATCAACCTCTCTCTATTGCCTTTTGAATACTCTCAACAAAAACCTCTAAAACCATTTCCTTATTTTCCTTATCCTCAAGCGCCGGCCGCAAGAATGGCCTTGCCCTGTGCCTACCTAGGCCAAGTTCATGGGATTTGCCATATTCAACATTTGTTCCGAAGCGGCCTGTATATTTATTCCCGCTTTTCTCAACTCTGCCCGAAGATATGCTTGCCCGCAAATTGCCTGTTACAACTCCAAGATACTTTGGGCGCGGGCCTGTCAACCTGTGCTTCTTACTCCATCCGGCCATATAAGTCGTTGCTAACTTCAAGCTACGCTTAATAACCCTGTCCTGCGTAGCGGAAGTCATCTTGGAAAGTATCTTCTCAAGCCCCTTTACTTTAAGCAATATAGAAGCCATATTCAGCGCTTACATCCATTTTTTTATAGCTATTGATTGTCTTATGCCACATGCTGTTATTGTTCAGCATTTGAACAAATTTCATACCGCCATCCTCGCCGTCAACAGTATGCACCGCAGTTATCCCCTCCCTGAACGATTGAGCAACCATTTCTACGATAACCTGCTTTAAATCATTCGGAACCGCAAAGCCAATTGTGCCAAGCCCATCATGGGAATTATGCGTTCCGGCAGCGTATCCGGCGTAATACTCAACATAAACATTCCGCTTGTTCTTTGAAAGCACTCCGCCTTGACTGACAATCTGCCCTCTTGCCTCATAAAGGATTATGTCATCAGTCGCTATCTGCGTTGCGCTCCCAAAATCCCTATCAGCGTCAACATTAACTTCGTTGACATACCATACCGGAAATTGAGGCAAGAGCATAACATATTGCCCTGTGCCGTCAAAATAGCAGTTCGCAGGATCGGTTTTGTAAAGCTTTGCTTCGAATTTCCTGCTGCAAGTCGTTTCAACGAACTCCTGAACGGCGTTACTTAAATCCTTCAGCTTGTCATTCGGCCCTGTGTCCGCGCTTGCGAGGCCGAGCCAACTTCTTATCGCACTTGTGCTTACTAACATTTTTGCACCTTGTATGTTTGTGGGTTATTTGACGATTAACATAAGATAATTGTTTACTCATAATAGTATAATTCCGGGCGGGAGTTACCCCGCCTTTGTTTAGATTATCGCTTGTGAATATTCAGCATTGGTTGTCGTAATGGTAGTAGGGTGCGTAATATACAGGGTATCTCTCGGACGCCCTAAAATTACACCGA